ATTTGGTACAGATGCACAACGTCCGGCAACACCAGCACAAGGTATGACAAGGTTTAATTCACAGCGTGGATACCTTGAAAGTTACAACGGAACACAGTGGGTTTTAGCGGCAGGTGGCGGTGAATCTGTTACTGAAGAATACGCTGAGTCAATTAACTTCCTTTGGAACCTTATCTTAGGCTAATATCCAAAAACGATAAATACTATTAATGCAATGAAGGGCTGGCCAAGCCGTTGCAGGACAAACCGTGGTTATCCAGCGATAGAGGCAAGTTTTTGTCTAACAGGGTAGAGGGACAGGATCCCCGTTTATAGGAGAAAAAGGTGGCAGTTGGTCGTATATCTGGTCCGCTTTTGAAGGCAAATTTGCTTCGTCAAGGAGTGGATTTAGCGTTTGAAACAGACCTACTTTATCTGGATGTTAATAATAGCCGTATTGGTATTAAGACATCAACACCATCAGCCGAGCTCGATATAAACGGTTCAGCAAGAATACAATCTTTAGACATTTTAGATACAACACTACCAATTGGTAATATAACAATTGATGGTGGTACTAATACAATCTCTACTTCAGCAAGTCAATTTAATATTGCAACACCAAACAGTGTAATTTACCAAGATAGATTACAAATTGATGATATTGAAATTGATGGCAGTGTAATTCGCACATTAGGAACTAATCAAAACTTAGAATTTCGTCCTAACGGGACAGGTACTATTAACTTTGTAGGTGATACAAACGTTACTGGTAACTTACATGCAACTGGTAACATCAGTGCAGACGGTGATATTACTATTGGTGATGATGATACAGACACAATCACTATTAATGCCGACATAGCAAGTAACATTATACCGGATACAACAAACACATATACAATTGGTAGTTCAACTAAAAAATGGAATCACGGTTACTTTGATGATGTAACAGCAACAACAGTTGTTGCAAACAGTATTACATTATCAGACTTAGATTTAACATCAACACCAGGCAACATTTATTATGTTGCTAAGAATGGTAGTGATACAAATGCTGGTGATCATCCACAAGCACCATACACAACTATTACAAAAGCATTAAGTTCTGCAACAGCAGGAGACACTATTCACATTTATCCTGGTAATTACGAAGAAGTATTTCCGTTAACAGTACCAGCAGGCGTTGCAATATTAGGTGAAGGCATTAGATCAGTAAACATTACACCTACTGCTGGAACAAATAACAATGACTGCTTTATATTACAAGGCGAAACAAGTATTATGGACTTGTCAATCAAAGACTTTTACTATAATAGTGTTGCTGACGAAGGTTATGCTTTTAAATTTGCAAGTAATTTTAATGTTACTTCAAGATCACCATATATTAAAAACGTAACAGTAATTACAAAGGGTAGTGTAACAAGTGCAAGTGATCCAAGAGGCTTTGACCAAGGTGATGCTGGACGTGGAGCATACTTAGATGGTGCAATAGCATCAGCAGGTTCAAGAGAAGCGTCAATGCTTTTCCATGCAGTAACATTTATTGTTCCTGGAGCAGTTGGATTATATGTAACTAACGGTGCAAGAGTTGAATGGTTAAACTCTTTTGTATACTTTGCAGACAAAGCGATACAAGGTGTTAATGGTTCTACAGGAATAAAAGGTACAGGACGTACTAAAATTAAATTAAGTGGACTTGTTGGAACTCCAACAGCAACTGAAGTGTTTCAATACACACAAGCAGGCGGAACTGTAATTAGTGCAACAGTAAATGAAGTAGATGGAAACTACATTTACTTAAATGGTAATGCCGCTGGACTTGAAACTAAATTTGAACGTGGTGGAAAAACAGTAGTTGCTTCAGGTCAAGCACAAATAGATACAACAATTAAAAAATACGGCACTGGTAGTTTACAATTAGACGGTACCGGCGACTATATCAGTATTGCAAATGATCCAGACTTTGGTTTAGGAACAACAGACTTTACTATTGAAGGTTACTTTTATGCTGACAGTGTAACAGGTACAACATCATTAGTTGATATGAGAGCTGGTACTGCAACTGACACAGGCTTATATGTATATCAAGTAGGCGGTACAGTAAAAGTTTATTACAACGGTGCAGATATATTGTCCGGAGGAACGCTATCAACTACAACATGGACACACGTTGCAGTATCACGTTCAGGCAATACAATTAATTTATATGTTAACGGAACAAGAGTTGATAGTGATAACGCATTTAGTAGCACACTCGGAACAAGTAAACCATTTATTATTGGTGCAGTGTACGATGCTTCAAATGGTTGGAACGGTTACGTAGATGATTTTAGAATTTCAGACACTGCAAGATATACAGCAGGTTCTTATACACCGCCACTGAACGAAGTTGCAAACGATAATAACACTAAATTGTTATTAAGATTTAACGGTACAGATACTTCGACAACATTTGATGACGAAACTATTTTAGATCAGTCAATTGGTTTTGGCGGAGGTGCATATGCAACTGGTATGGAAATGGTTGACTTCTCAGACTTTGGTTGTGAGATTAGATCAATTGGTAGTGCATGTGTTTACGGTAACTATGGAATATACGGCGACGGTAACGGCGTTGTTATGTACCTTATCTCTCAGAACCTTGCATACATTGGTAACGGTAAAGCAGTTGATAATGATCCTTCAACAGTTATACAAAGCCAAGAAGTTACAAAATTAAATGATTCAAACATTTACTTTAGTTCAGTTGACCACAAAGGTGACTTTAGAGTTGGTGATGTATTCCATGTTGATCAATCATCTGGTACTGTTAACTTTACTAACGCAAACTTCAATGTTGATACTTTACAAAGTGTAAGATTTAGCACAGGCGCAAGTACAACTATTATTGATGGCGACAAGATTCAAACAGGTAACACAAGATTAAGTGGTAACACTGTAGAAAGTTTAAGCGGAGACTTAAACATTGATAGTGCTGACGGTATTATTAATTTTGCAGACAATGTAAACATTGCAGGAAACTTAGATGTAACAGGTGATGTTACAATAGGTGGTAACATTACAATTGGTGATGAAGCAAGTGATAGTATTAACATTGTGGCAGGTATTGCAAGTAACCTTGTACCAAGTCAAGATGGAACATATGACTTAGGTACTTCAAGTTATGAATGGAAGAAAGTTCATACAGGAGAAGTACAAGTCGATGATATTAATATTAATACAAATGTTATTCAAACTACTAACACGAACCAAGACTTAGAATTACGTGCAAGTGGTACAGGAAGTATTGTTGTAGACGATTTAAGTTTTAAAACTAATATTATTTCAGCACCAGGCGACATAGTTCTTGATCCAGGTAGTGAAACAGTTAAGATTGATTCAACAGGTTCATTAACAATACCAAAAGGTACAACAGCACAACGTCCAGGTACAGGCGTAAATGGTATGATACGTTATAACACAGACACAAATGTGTTTGAAGGTTATGACGGAGCATGGATTACTCTTAACGGTGTACGTGACAATGACCAAGATACTTATATTACAGCAGAATTAACTCCGGGTGCAGACGATGACACACTAAGATTTTATGCACAAGGAAATTTAATTGCTGATGCTAACGCAACACGCTTCAATGTTGCCAAATTATTAGTTGATGACATTGAAATTGAAGGAAATACTGTAAGAACCATTACTACAAACGCTGATTTGAACCTTTTAGCAAACGGAACTGGTAAAGTTATTGTAGAAAATTTTGGATTCAACGAAAATTCGATAACTAATACTGTAGCCGGCGCTATTACCACACTTGCACAAACAGGTGATGGTTACTTCAAAATTGAAGGAACGGGTGGGTTTGTTATTCCAACAGGAACACTACTAAACAGACACCCAACACCGGAGACAGGAATGATGCGTTTTAATACGCAAGACGATAGAGTTGAAATTTACGACCAAGCAGGGCAGTGGGTTTCAGTAGCAGGTAGTTCAGGTGCTGTATCAGCACAAGACGCAGAAGAAATTGCTATTAAAATGGCAGTAACAATAGGATAATAGGAAAATAAGATGGCAACATTTTTTAGAAATAAAGCAGTTAAAGAAATAGGAAAAGTAAAAGTTCCTATTTACTCCGCTGGACCAAGTACAACAGCAACAGTTGTTGGATTGTCTTTAGCCAACCTAACTGAATCTGTTGTAAGTACAAGTGTTTTAATTGCAGACGACACATCAATCGAAGCATTTTATTTAAAAGATGTGTTGCTTCCACCAAACTCAACTATGAAAGTTTTGAACGGTGGTGAAAAGATTATTATTGCGGCAGACAACACAATATCTGTAGTAGCAGACATTGATGCAAGTTTAGATGCTGTAATGAGTTATGTGGAGATAGTGTAATATGTCAGTTTTTAATGTAGGACAAACAATAACACAAACCATTGAAGACAACCTTGGTGAAAGATATTTTTATGGACTACGTAGAACAGATCAAGGAGAACTATTTTTAGGTAAGTTAGACCAATTAAGTTTGGAAGACTCTATAGTAGTTAACAAGCAAGGTGATCCAGTAGACAACTATCCAGACTTTGATGAAGGTGGAGAGTTTTTTGAAGGTAGAGATTCAGCACATAACTTGACATATAAGAATTTAAACTATGAACAGTTTCGTTGGGATGACGCTAATCTATTTTATTATGTTAATGATGACGGTGAGTTAGTTGTAAGAATTAACCAAGGTCTTGCAGATGGCGCAGTTGAATATGCTGGCGACACTATAACAATCATTGACAGCGACAAAGAATTTGACAATACAAGTATAACGCTTGATAACAACAACTTTACATTTGATCAAACGTAGGAGTAGGAGATAAAATGAGCAAACAACAAGTAAACGTAGGTGTTCTACCAAATGATGGGCAAGGTGATAACCTTAGAGCAGGCGCTACGAAAATTAATAATAACTTTAACGAGTTATATACAGCATTAGGTGATGGATCAGTACTTACTATTCTTCAAAACGGAGTATTAAATTCTTATCCAAGCACAGTAACAGGAAGTAATAAAGTAACTTTCTTATATCCAACATTTGCAGACCTACCAAGTCCTACAACCTACGATGGTATGTTAGCAAAAGTTACAGCAGACGCGGCAGTTTACTACGCTCATAGTAATGCCTGGGTCAAGATGTTAGATACTACTACAAGTGTTGGTGCTTTATCAGATGTTGATATAACAGGTATTAATGATGGACAAGTTCTTGTATGGAGTGCATCAGGTGGAAAATTTGCACCAGGCGCAGGCGGTGGTGGAGGAGGCTCTACTTCGTTTGTTGCATTAACAGATACTCCAAATAACTTTACAGCGGCCGGCGGCAATCTTGTAAGAGTTAACTCCGGTGCAACAGCATTAGAATATTCAACATCAATTACAGCATCAGAAGTTAGTGGTATTACAATTGGTGCATTAAGTGATGTTTCAAGTACAGCGGCAAGCACAGGTGATGTTCTTAAATGGGATGGCGCACAATGGGCACCAGGAACAGATATTACATCAGGTGGAAGTGGAACAGACGCTGATACGTTAGACGGATTTGATAGTGCATACTTCTTAGATTACACTAACTTTACTAACAAGCCAACATTATTTGGTGGTGCTTTCTTAAACTTATCTGATACACCAGTAAACTTTACAGGCGCGGCAAATAGATTTGTTAAAGTTAACTCGGCAGGAGATGCTTTAGAGTTTGTTGTTGATCAATCAACAGACCAAAACTTATTTGAATCATTTACAGGTGACACAGGAACAGTAGCGGCAACAGGATTAACAGATACACTTACAATAGCAGGTGGTACAAGTATTGCAACTGAAGTTACAGGTAACACATTAACAATTAACTACGATGGAACAGTTGGTGCAACGACACTTAATGCATTAACAGATGTTTCTACAACAAACGTATTAGTTGGTTACACACTTGGATACAACGGAACAAGTTATGTTATGCAGAACGGTCCAGCAACAACTTGGACTATTGGTTCAGCAGGAACTTCAGACTACACATTTACAGGTCCTGGATTTCCAACTACAACTAATGATCCGGTTTTATATTTGAAAAAAGGACAGACATATTACTTTAATAATCAAAGTGGTGGTAGTCATCCTTTACAAATTAGAGTTTCAAACGGTGGCGGAGCATACAGTAGCGGAGTATTAAACAACGGAGCATCAACAGGGGTTATTACTTTTACAGTACCAATGAATGCACCAGCAACATTATATTATCAATGTACTGCACACAGCAACATGGGTAACACAATTAACATTGCGTAGGGATTAGAGAATGGCAAGTTTTTATCAAGGTACAGAAGTAGGAACATTACTTAAATCGGTTAAGGGAAGTAGATTCTTTTACGGATTACGTAGAACAGATGAAGGTGACTTGTATTTGGTCAAATCAGATCAGTTAAAAGCAACTGACGGTGTGCAATTGAATAGACCAGGAGATCCAGAACAGAACTATCCAGATTTCCAAAGAGGAATTGAGTTTTTTGAAGGTAGAGATGAGGAACATAATACATCATACAGCAACTTACGTTACGAACAATTTAGATGGGACGACAGAAACCTAATTTATTATGTTGATGACGAGGGAAACTTAATAGTTAGAATTAATCAAAATTATGATTTTCCAGATGGGGTATCTCCATAATGGTTAAATACAATATGAACATGCAGGAAAGTAGAAACAATGGCTGAATTTAAACTTGACAGAATCCGCTTTAGATGGAAAGGTGTATGGCTTACATCAACACAATATATTAAAGATGACATTGTAAGTTACGGTGGTAAAACATTTGTTTGCTTAAATGGACATACATCTGATCCAGACTTTTACATTGATTACTTAGACGCAACACTACCTAAGTGGACACAAATGACCGATGGTTATGAGTGGCTTGGTAATTGGAAACCTAACTATTATTATAGAGTTAACGACATGGTTCGTTATGGTGGACAAGTATATTCAGCAATCATTGGACACACATCTGCGGAATACACTGTTCCAAGTACAATTAATACAATAAACGTAACAATCGACTATGATAGTGGTAGTATATTTCCAACAGGTAGAGGACAATCTTCTACAGGTACAGTTTACTTAAACGGTGTTGAGAAAAATATTTTAACTCTTCAAAAAGGTACTACATACGAATTTACACAAACAGAAGCAACAAATATTAACTTTGGTGGACAAACACACCCATTAGGATTTAGTGTTTACGAAGACGGTAGTAATGCAGATACTGCTCTTGTAGATTATTACACAGACGGAATTACATATTACATTGATGGTACTGAAACTCCGCTTTCAGCATACCTAAGTAACTTTGCAAGTGCTTCAAGTAGATCTATTAGATGGACAGTTCCACTTGATGCTCCAGATAAAATTTGGTACTTTGACAGAACTGTAGACAGTGAAGACAAAGGCGCATACTTTAATATTGAAGAACAAGGTGTATTAGGCGACGGCGACTTTGGTAACTGGAAATTAATGGTCCAAGATCAGAACTGGTTGTACGAATGGTTACCACAGGTAAACTATGCAATCGGAGACACAGTAAAATACGGTGGTATAATTTATATTGCAACACAAGAACATACAAGTTCAACTACTGTTGCAGGTCTTGAAGCAGACGCTACTAAATGGGAAATTGTAACAAGATCCGATCAATGGAAATACGACTGGGCACCAAGAGTAAGATATGTAGCAGATGATTTAGTAAGATACGGCGGAATAGTTTATCGTTGTGTAACTGGACATTTGAGTGCAAATGACGAAGGACTTGGATTAGAAGAAGATTTAACTAAATGGGAAATTTTACTTTCAGGTATTGATTATAAACAACACTGGATTGCAAAGCGTGATGTAGCAATTGAATTAATAGAAACAGGTGTACTTACAGTAACAAGTCATGGTATGAGTGACGGCGACTTAGTTCAGTACACAACAGACGGTACACAAGCAGACAATCTTGTTGAAAACACTTACTACTATGTAAGAATTGTTGACGGCAATAATCTTAAATTATATTTTGAAAAAGACGATGCCCTTGCAAATAGAAATAATAGAAATGCATCAGGCGGAACAGGAAACCAAACACTTTCTAAAAGAGAAAAATATAAAATTGGTGACGTTGTAAGGTTTGGTCCTACAATGTGGTATTGTACCACAGGACATAATTCAGATATAACATTCGCAGAAAGTTTCTTTAGTATCTGGTTACCAGGTTATGAATATGAAACACAATGGCTTGATTCAGAAATTTATCAGCCAGGTGATATTGTACGTTACGGTGGTTACACTTATACTTCATTAACAATTAATACTAATAGTACTCCAAGTACTAACGGAATTACTCAAGACACAGGCGATTGGGAATTAACTGTACAAGGTTACAGATTAGGTTCACAGTATAATCAAAATCCAGACTTAAGAGAAACTGCAACAGATTGGGATCAATCAATAGCATACAGAACTGGAGACATTGTTAGATTTGGCGGGTGGTTATACCACGCACTTAGAGATAGTATTGGCACAGAACCTGATGATGTTAAGACAACTGAAAATGTAACAATTACAGTTGGTAATCCAGGCGGCGGAAATGTATATTATGTTAACGGTGCTGAGAAAGGACCATTAACATTAAAAGAAAATAACACTTATAGATTTTATCAAAACGATTCATCTAACCTTACACATGCATTATACATTAGCACAAGTAAAAATGGTCACCATACAGGCGGACAATATAACTATGTTGGCAATGGTCAAACATGGTGGTTAGACGGAGTTCAAGTTGCAGACTTAGCGGCATACGTTTCAGGATTTGCCGCGGCAACTGAAAGATATGTACAGTACATTGTACCAAGAGATGCATACAAGAAAAACTATCTTGTTTGTAATGCACACAGTGGTATGTATGGCGATGCTGTATTAACAACACAATATTCAGACAACTACTGGCAAACACTGATTGATGGTGACAAGTTTAGAGGTAACTGGGCAGAAACAGTAATAGTAAATGCTTCTCCAGTTACTAACGAATACTACTTAGGCGATATTGTAACTTATGTTGGTACACTATATCGTTGTATCAAGAGACATAGTGCAAGTTCATCAGGATCAAGACCAGACTTAGACATTGATTACACACAAGAAAATTTTTGGACAACAGTTGTTGAAGGCGGTAATACAAACGTACTTCAATACTATGGTGATATTAGAACACACGGTTCATCAAACACTGCAAGATTAGGAATTAACAATCCAGGTGATGCATTAAAAGTTAAAGAAGACACAGATTTAAATTGGGAATCCTTAGAGCAAACACAAAAAGTTTACTTTGTATCTCCAGATGGTGTTGATGCTAACAGTGCAGGTAGAGGACTATCAGCAACGTCTCCATTTAAATCAATTAAGTATGCTACACAATATATTTTAGAAGATGAAGGTACAAGAGCACCAGCAACAATACTTGTTAAAACAGGACGCTACGAAGAAATTTGTCCGATTACTGTTCCAAAAGATGTTGCTATTGTAGGTGACGAATTACGTTCAACATCAGTAGTTGCTACAGTTGAAACTAAAGACCAAGACATGTTCCGTGTTAGAAACGGTTGTGGTATTAGAAACTTAACAATGTCAGGACTTGAAGGACAGTTTACAGTACCAGATGAAAACTTAATTAAAAGAGTTACATCAGACGGAGAATTAGCAAGTGCAAGTAATGCATTCGTAGCACTTGATCCAGGTGCAGGTCCAGACGATGAAACTGTTTGGGTAACAACTAAATCAACATACGTACAAAACTGTTCAACGTTTGGTTCTAAATGTGTTGGTATGAAAGTTGATGGAACACTACACAACGGTGGTAACAAATCTATTGTTGCTAACGACTTTACACAAATTATACAAGACGGTATTGGGTACTGGTGTAACGCAGACGGATTGTCAGAACTTGTATCAGTGTTTACATATTATTGTTACATTGGTTACTTGTGTACTGAAGGCGGAAAAGTACGTGCAACAAATGGTAACAACTCATATGGTGAATACGGTTCAGTTGCATTAGGATTTGACACTAACGAAACACCTATTAGTGCTAAGGTAGACAACTACTCAACAGAAGCAACAGTAGGTAAAGTATACAACGATGAAAACAAATTATTTGCAGTTGGTTACACTACAACAGGTACGCACTACACAACTGGTACAGTAGATATTACTGGTTCTGGTTCTGGAGCAACAGGTTTATTAACAGAATTTAGAGATGGCTCAGTACAAGAAATTAGAGTTACTGATCCAGGTGACTCAAGTTTTGCAGGTGGTGACGGATATACATACGCAAACAACAGAGCACAAAGTGGTAATGAAACAAGCATACAAATTGCTAACCAAGATGTTAACAATGAAGAATACTACTTAAACAAATTAATTACAATTATTGAAGGTGAAGGCAGAGGACAATACGCTTATATTACAAGTTACGACTGGAACAACGGTGGTGCAGTAACAACAAGTGTAACAAGTGGTCAAGATGCGGCACTTACTGAAGGTGTATACACAGATAAAGTTGGTACAAGCAGTAGAGCAGATACAACACCTCCAACAGTTACAGTAAGTGTTGATGCAACAGGACTTGTATCAATATCAATTACTTCTCCAGGTACAAAAAACCAAGTTGCTGATGTTATTACAATACAAGCGGCGGCAATTGGCGGAACAGGTAGTAACGTTACATTTACTATTGACTCAGTTACTGCTGGTGATAAAACAATGACAGTTGCAAGACCTATAGATGGATTGCCAGGTTGGCAACATCATTTACCAGGTGAGCCTATTGCAACAGTGTTAGATGAAACTACACGTTATGAGATTACGCCAAGATTAACATTTACAAGTCCACAGTTTACACAAAACAGTGCAACACTTCCAAGCAACAGTGCGGCAATTGATAGTGCTGAAGGTGTTGTTAGTGGTAACAAAAGAACTGTTATTGTAGGAACAAATAGTATTGTTTGGACTGATGATGGAAGTTCATTTACTGAAGCAAGTTCATATCAAGATTTAACTTACATTGGAGTTGTTAGAGGTAATACACAATTTGTTGCAGTTGACGGTAATGGTAGAGTTAAACAATCCAATGACGGAACAAGTTGGGGCGATTCTGCAACTAACTTATTAAGTTACGGAGTTACATTTAGTAAAATTGAAGTAGGTAACAATGTTATTTGTGCTATCGCTTCAGGAACAGATAAAATTTATAGAAGTGCAAACGATGGTGCTAACTGGACAGAAGTTACAGCAGGTGTTAGTAACGTAGAATTCCTTGCTTATGGTAATGGTAAATGGGTTACTGCAAACGAATCAGGAGACACTTGGGAAAGTGTTGACGATGGTGTTACATGGACTGCTGGACCAGACATTGGTGATGTGCAACATGATGTTTGTGATCTTGTGTTTGGCGCAGGTAAATTTGTTGCTTCAACTTATGATTCACCAAACGATTTATCAACTGTAAATAATAAATTCTTCCACAGTTTCACAGACGCTTCAATAGCGACTGCAAGTACTGTATGGATTGCAGGTAATAACACAGACGTTTCAGATAACATTTACCTTGCATACAAACAAGGTGTGTTCTTAGGAATTTCAGCAAGTGGTGGAGTTGTTCAATCAGACGATGGTGTTTACTGGACAAGTAAAACTTCATTAGGTGGATCATTTTCAGGAATGATTGCAGGAGCAACAACAACTGGTCCTATGTTTTATCCAATGACAAACGGAAGTATTTCATCATTAGCAACTTTAAGAACAGGTGCAACAACAAGAGCAACTGTGTTAGGAGCAAGTGGTGGTAAGTTACTTACGTTCTACATACAAGAACCTGGATCAGGATACGGATCAACACCTCCAACAATGACAATTATTGATCCAGATAATACAAGAGATGTTTACTATGATGTTAGAATGGCAGACGGTTGTGTTGGACAAGTTGAATTTACAAACAGAGGTACAGGATATATTAATATTGGTGTTACTGTTCAAGGTGATGGTTATGCAGACATGTATCAAATTGGTACAAGTATTGTAGTTAAAGAGTTAACAAGAGAACCTGGACCAGGTGACAACTTATACGTTGCTGGTATTAATGATGTGTTTTATGCTGTACAAACTATTACAAATGTTCAAGGAACTGAACCAAACTTAACAGCAACACTTGGTATTACTCCAAACATTGATAGAGCAGAATCTCCAGAACACGAAACTGCTTTAACAATTAGACAGAAATATTCACAGGTAAGATTAACAGGACATGACTTCTTAGAAATTGGTAAAGGTAACTTATACAATTCACAGTATCCGTTACTAACTCCAATTGAAGGTTATGATGTAAGAGAGTTCCAAGAAACTGAAAACAAAGGCGGTGGTAGAGTATTCTACACAAGTACAGACCAAGATGGTAACTTTAGAGTTGGTGAATTATTTACAGTTGAACAGGCAACTGGTATTGTTACACTAAACGCATCTTACTTTGAATTAGATGGTTTGAGTGAATTACGATTGGGTGGTGTTACACTTGGTGGTACAAATGCTGTTATTAGAGAATTTAGTACTGATACAACATTTACAGCAAATAGTAACGAAATTGTACCAACACAACGAGCTATTGCAGGATATATTGATAGTAGAATTAGTGGTGGTGGTACTAACGTTAATGTTAACGCAGTGATCGCGGGTGAAGTTAGAATCCAAGGTAGAAAAATTAGTTCAGAAGCAGGTAGAAAAATTAATGTTGCTACCCAAATGAACTTTCAAAAATCAATAGATGGTGATATGGCGGCTCACAGTATGTTCTGCGGTGCTACAAACTTTGGTCTTGTAGACGAGGGTGATCCTACTACACCACAAGAGTTGGGATACGGGAAATAACAGATATGATAAATATAAATGTAACGTTAGGAAATAACAATGGCTGAATTTAAATTAGGTAGAATCAGGTTTATTTGGAAGGGATCTTGGGTCACTGCCAAAGAATACTTCAAAGATGATGTAGTCCGCTACGGTGGTCGTACATATATTGTTAACACTGGTCATATAAGTTCTAACTTTGACACTCAAATTGCTAATTTTGATAAAATGGCAGACGGTAATGAGTGGAAAGGTAATTGGGCGTTAACAACAGTTTACAAACCTAATGACATTGTTAAGTACGGCGGCTACTTATATATTGCAAATACAGGACACACATCAGCATCAACAACATCAGATGGCTTAGAATTAGATCAATCTAAATGGGATTTATTTTGTGAAGGATTTGATTGGTTAGGTGACTGGGGTGTTACAACAAGATATAAAGTTAATGACATTGTTCGTTATGGCGGTGTTATGTACTTGTGTACAGAAGCACACACATCTGGCGCAACAGTAGGTGACGGATTAGAATTAGACGATACTAAATGGGATTTATTTGCAAATGGTTTAACTTGGTTAAACGCTTGGATTGCAACAACAAGATACAAAAAAGGTGACGTTGTACGTTACGGTGGACAAGTTTATGTTTGTAACACTGGACATACAGCAGGCGCTAATGACACAGAAGGACTTGAACAAGATCAAGCCAAGTGGGATTACTTACACAAAGGTATTGAATACTTAGGTGACTGGGTTACAGGAACAAGATACAAAAACAATGATGTTGTTAAGTATGGTTCAGACTTATGGATTTGTGGAACGTTCCACACAGCAGGTGCAACACTTGCGGCGGATGAAGCAAACTGGTCTATCTTTATTCCAGGATTAGAATTTGAAGACAGTTGGCAGAACAATGAAAACTTCCAACCAGGTGACGTTGTTACTTATGGTGGTTACACTTACGTTTCAAAAACAAACAACTTTAATATTATTCCATACAACAACGCAAGTGATTGGGATTTATTTACAACAGGATTTTCTTTCAAGGGTGATTACAATAACGCAACGGCTTATAAGATCGGCGATGTAGTTAGACTTGGAGGTTGGACATTTATTGCACTTGCAGATGGTACAGGTAACAGACCACCAGATGCAGTTTACTGGGATAAACTAAATGAAGGTTTATACTGGAAGAGTGCTTGGGCAAACGCAACTTATTATGACAAAGGTGATGTTGTTAGAGGTATTAACGATGTTAACTCATATGTTTGTGTTGCTCCACATACTTCAGAACAAGTTGGTGCAGGTCAAAATAGACCAGACCAAGATACAGCAGGTAACTTTTGGAATTTATTAAACGGTGGTGCTGAAGCAGGTAACTTAACTACACGTGGTGACCTTGTTTACTACGGTGGATCAGGTCCAACAAGATTACCAGTTGGTCAACCAGGACAAGTATTAAAAGTTAACACAACAGGAACAGATCCAGAATGGGCATTCTTTGGTCAACTTGATGCAGTTTATTATACTGCACTTGATGGAGTTGATTTAGATGCTCCAGCGGCAGGTGTTACACTTGATAAACCTTTTAGAACTGTACAGTTTGGTTTACAACAAATTGAAAAAGGTGCAAGAAAACCTAACGCAACACAATTATTAAAATTAAACAAACAATTTATTCAAGACGAAGTTATAAGTTGGGTTGATACACAAATTGTTGGATCAATTAGTCCATACACAGGATCATTTACTTACACTGCGGCAGACTGGCGTAGAGACATAGGTACATTTGTTGATGCACTTATTTGGGATTTATCACATGGTGGTAATAAGAAAACAAGATTAGAAACACTTGCATACTTTGACAGTGCGGCAGATCAGTATTACGTAAGCAACGATGGTATTACAGCAGAGTTTGGCGCGATGCTTACATTCATTACAGAGTTAGTTGATGATGTAATTACACAAGACGCACCAGCAAGTGACTATCAAGCATTAAGAAGTGTTGCTACTCCAACGTTACGTGTAACAGATGCTACACTAACTGAAGAACCCGAAGCACAAGGCGTCTTAAACGCTCTTAGAGCTATTGCTACAGCATCTTTGACTGCAGGCAATACAACTGGTGTCCCAGCACAATTAATTGCAAACGACACGCTTTTTGTTAAGACAGGACAATTTAACGAAGTACTTCCAATGGTTGTACCAGAAGGTTGTGCTGTGGTTGGTGACGAACTACGTTCAACTAAAATTTCACCAGCAGGACAATTAACAAATTCAGGTGATAGTGTATATTCAATAGCAGGACTTGAACACTTGGCAACTATTATAGATGATGTTATTACAAACTCAGCAGTAACAAGTACGCAAGAGAGTTTTGTTGTACTTGCTTCTAATGCATCAGCAACTACTTTAGATATAATGACAGGTGCAAACAGTTATGCTCACACTTATACAAGTGGCGGTACAGTTGCATTTGGCGGAAGTACTGTAAACGTTACAGCGGCCGCTTACGATAATGTTACAGGTATAGTATCAATAACAACAGACGCGGCACACGGTGCAGTGGCAACTGATATTGTACAGGTTTCAAGTATTACTTGGACTTGTTCATTAGGTACTAAAGTATATCCAGCAGTTAAAGCACAAGACGTTGCGGCACCAGCAGGTTCAGGTGCGGCAGGTACAGCGGCGGCAGGTATTGCTACAGCAATTAAAAATAAAATTGACTTTGTATTAAATGCAAACGGTTCAGATGTTGCTTTTGCAGGTGTTAACGATCCTGTTAAGACAGCAGGATACACTGACGCAGTTCAAAGACTTGAAGCAAATAAAGAATTCTTAGTTGAAGAAGTAGTTAGTAAAATTTCAATTGTTTATCCTGCTTACTCTTTTACAACTGCACTTAAAAATTCTTGTAAACGTGATGTTAGACGTTACATTGAAGCAATACAACATGACATAATTTACACAGGAAACTACAAAGGTTTAAGAGCCGCAGAATTATATATTAACTCTGCAAACGGTTCAACACTAAACGACATGTTCTATGTACGTAATGGTACAGGTATTAGAAACATGACACTAATAGGATTAAGTGGCGCACTTGGTTCAGTAAACACTTATGGAACTAAACGTCCAACAGCAGGTGCTTATGTATCGTTGGATCCAGGTTGGGGTACTGCACACAAAGATGTTTGGATTATTAACAAATCATGTTATGTACAAAACGTAACAAACTTTGGTACAGGATGTGTTGGATTAAAAATTGACGGTGACTTACACGCAGGTGGTAACGACTCGATTGTTGCCAACGACTTTACACAAGTACTATCAGATGGTATTGGAGTATGGTGTACAAACTTAGGTAGAACTGAGCTTGTATCAGTGTTCTCATACTACGGACACATTGGTTACCTTGCAGAGAACGGTGGTAAGATTCGTGCTACTAACGGTAACAGTTCATATGGTACATTTGGTGCGGTTGCTGAAGGTGTTGACTCAACAGAAGTTCCAATTATTGCATACACAGATAACAAAGATAAACAGGCTCAAATTGGTCAGGTAATGACTGATGCATCAAGAGTCATAGCAGTGGAGTATTTAAATGCTGGTAGAGATTATGATACTAACGGCGGTAATGCAGTCATTACTATTACTGGCGACGGTTTTGGTTTAGGAACTGTAACACCAACATACAGAACAGGCGGAATCATGGAAGTAAGATTGCTTAACACAAGTGATAACTTCGGTGGTAAGGATTATAACACAGCAGGTAACGCGGCACAGATTGGTAACACAACACAGATTACAATTTCAAACACTGATACAAATACATCAGGTGAACTTGCTGGAATGGCTATTTGGATTGTTTCAGGATTAGGAACAGGACAATATGCTTACATTGATAGTTACAATGCAGGTACAAAAGTTGCAACAGTTAAAAAATATTCAGATGACTCACCAGGTTGGGATAACATTATTGGTGAAGCGATTGTACCATTATTAGATAGTACTACAACATACGAAATTGAACCAAGACTAACATTTAGTACTCCAACTGGAGACGGTTCAAGTACAAGTGTTCAAGCAATTGGTAGATGTAGAGTACAGGATCAAGCAATTAATCAAATTAGAATTATTGAGCCAGGACAAGGTTATGACAATTCAGTAACAATGACAATTACTGATCCAAACAACACTATTGAAGCACCATTTGAAATTAGAGTTGGTGACGGTGTATTAGGTCAGCCAACGTTTGCTGGAGCAACTAACGCAGGTAGAGGTGAAGGCTTTGATACTGCAACTGCACTTGTTACTGCAACAACTATTGAAAAAAATATTACAGGTGTGTCTAAGGCTAATCCATGTAGAGTTACAGCAACAGCACATGGTATTACATTAGATGGAACTAAAGTAAACATTAAAGAAGTATTAGGAATGATTAGATTGTTTGATCCAACAACTTTTTATGTAAGAGTTATTGATGCAGACAATTTTGATCTTTACAAAAATCCAACATTAACAGAAACACTTGATACAACAGCACAAGGTACATATACAACCGGTGGTAAAGTAACATATGGTGGTGGATTTATGGATAACTTACAAAGTGGTAAGTTTGTCCAAGTATCAGGATTAAACACTATACCAAGAGCAGGTTCAAACGTTGTGTTTGCAAATCAGCCAACAGTGTTTTACAAACTTGTTGCTATAACAAATTTATTAGGTGGATCAGAAGGACCATTTACTGCACAGTTGCAAGTAAGTCCAAACGTTCCAGTAGACAATGCACCAGTGCATACAGAAAGTTCAGAGATTAGATTAAGATACTCACAAGTACGTCTAACAGGACATGACTTCTTAGACATTGGTACAGGTAACTTTACAAATACGAATTATCCAAACTTACCATTGCAGGACCCAGTTCCAGCAAGTGAAGCCGTTGAGGGCGGTGGCGGAAGAGTATTCTTTACGTCAACAGACCAAGATGGTAACTTTAGAGTAGGTGGACTGTTTAACGTTGAACAGTCAACAGGTGTTGCGACACTTAACGCTGATGCATTTAACATTAGTGGATTGCAAGAACTGTCATTGGGTAATATTGCACTTGGTAACACAGGTGCTACAGTCAACGAATTTAGCACCGATGGTACATTTGCCGCAAATAGCGACAGTATTGTGCCAACACAAAGAGCAATTAGAACATACATTACGTCACAGATTGGTGGTGGTGCATCCACTCTTAACGTTAACCAAATTATTGCAGGTCTTGTACAGATTTCCGGACAGGAAATTACTACAACTACAGTAGTTCCGATTAACGTAAAAGCACAATTCAATTTCCAGGGTGGAGTTGATGGGGCACCTGTGGCGCTAAATATGTTTTTGATGGGATAAAGGAGATTAAACCATGGCAACAGGAAGATTAGGAGCGAGCGATTTGGTCGCTGGAACTAACACTACCGTATATACTGTGCCAACTGACAACTATGCAGTTGTAACGTGTTCGGTGTGTAATAGAGGAAATCAAGCAATTGGTGTGCAAATGGCAGTTGCGGCGGCTGATACCCCAACAGGCGCAGAGTATATAGAGTGGGAGACGGAAGTCTTGGCACACGGTGTACTTGAGAGATCGGGGATAGTAATGGACGCAGGGAAGAAGTTGGTCGTTAGATCAAGTTCAGGAAATGTTAGTGCAGTCGCGTTCGGTATTGAGACTGCGGCATAAATACATATAGAAGGATAAAACAATGGGAAGATACATAACTACAACTGGAACCGCTGGTACTGTACTCAAAACCGTTAGTACGACTTATCAGGCTGAAGTTAATGACAGAATTCTTTGTACAGGTGGGAGCTTTACGGTAACCCTACCAATTAGTACAAGTTTGTTAGAAAACGATACAGTTCAGATTGTCGACGTAACAGGTGCGTTTGCTTCAGCAAACTTAACAGTGGCACGTAACGGCGCGAAAATCCAGAATTTAAGTGAAGATTTAACATTAGATATTAATAACTCAGCAGTAACACTTGTTTACACAGGTGCAACTTACGGCTGGATTATTAGTGGAACGTAAGATAATAGGAAAAGAATAACATGTCAACACTACGTAATTTTCTTTCAGACGTTGAGCCAGCGAAAGCCGGCGTACAGAGAAACTTTTGGGTATGGAATGATAATACGGGCATCGGTAACGGTGGTAAGTGTTGTCTATGGACTATGCCAGCACAAAAAGTCAACATAACTTTTGAGTTATGGGGTGGTGGAGGCGGCGGCCATGGAGGTTGTTGTTGTCAGTTTCCGAATAGACCGGCGGCAGGCGGATCTTACGCAATTAGAACAATACAAAGTACGCCAGGATGTCAATATACAATCTGTGCAGGCGGTTCAACTACATGTTGCTGTCACGGATGTATAGGCGGAAACGGCTATGCGAGTTTTGTTACTGGTTCAAGTATACCAACAACTTGTGCACCAGGTGGTTGTGGAGGTAAAGCATGTTGCTTTACTGATGCATACACTTGTCACCCATCATTTGTATGGCAGTGTGGCACAGGTGATTGGGGACTTCCACAAATTACAGGAAGTTCAAAAAGAAGTCAATATTGTCATAACCAAATGTGGAACTTTGTAACAGGTCCAGCTCATTTTGGTATTTCAAGAAGAACTAAAGACTGGTGTGCGGGTAACTTTACCAACACTGGTTCATGTTTCAACTGTTTAGCGGCTTTCCCAGGTGGTGGCGGCGGTGGTGGAGCGGCTTGTGGAGAACCATGTTGCTGGGGCGGCTGGGGACAAGCAGGTGCAGTTAAAGTGAGTTATAGTTAAAGGATAATGGAGAAATATAAATGCCAAATACAATTATAGAAAAAGACTTTAGTTATAATCTTCCAGATGACTATCTTGCTCAAACAAATGCAGACGGCAAAACCGCAAATGCAAAATACAATGGGCCTGATAAGATTTGGATTTTTATAGACCAAGACACTGGACGTAGTGATACTTCCAGACTTGTGTTAACTGAAGAAGAAAACGGTGCAACTTACCCTGTACCAGAAGATCAATTTAAAATAGAAGTCAACTGTGAAACTGATCCAGTACTTTGTTCATTATTTGATGCACAAGTAGAATGGGATTCAGTAGTTGGACAAACTAACATCGTTGTAGATTTACCAGATGGTACTACATACGAAAGACCAGATCCAACAGATGTTGATCATACATACGAATTAGACGAATGTGTTTACAACATGGATGGAACATTAACTGACGGAGTTTATACTGGCGGTACATGGACTATGAGTTGGAAGAAACCTTGGTCATCGTGGGATCAGTTAATTATTGTTAGAAACAATATGTTAACAGGTTCAGATAGTAAGATTGCTGATGATATGCCTGCTGAAGTTAAAGAAAAGTGGACAACGTACAGACAAAAATTACGTGATTTACCAGCATTATTTAAACATGGAGAAGCAGGAGAGTTTCCAGCACACATGGTTAACTTTCCAGTTGAGCCAGGTGCGGATATTGCAACAGTAGAGGACGACGAATAATATGTCAAGTTTAAGAACCTTATTACAATATGGAACAAGTGCAGGAGGATCTACTCCTTTAACTTCGTTAAGAGTTTACGCTACAAATATTACTGATCAGAACAATGGCGGTAAATGTTGTCAGTGGACAGTACCAGCAGGTGCTGACTGGGCGGCTTTTGAAGTTTGGGGCGGTGGTGGACCAGGCGCTGGTGTATGTTGTTGCCAACAAGGTTGGGCAGGTGGATCAGGTTCTTATGGTAGACGAATTATTACAGTTGCTCCGTCAGAAACATTTACAATATGTGCGGCAGGATCAACTTGCTGTCACTCAAGATGTTATCCTTGTAGAGGATTTCCGAGTTACGTATGCGGACCAAGCGGATTTTGTATGTGTTCATCGGGCGGTGCAGAAACAGCAAGTAAGTGTTTTTGGAGTCAAGGATGTTCTTACTCAGGATGTCAAATGTTCAACTGTGGTTGTGTAAATGGAGCAACTTTAGCAATGTGTGGTACAACAGGTGGCGGACATGGTTCAGCTCACTGTGCATCAGACATGCACCAGTTTATTCCGAGTGCACCGTTTACAGGAGTTACAAGAATGTCACGTTCAGGTTGTTATAAAACACACGGACAAGATCACGGAGACCACGGAGTATTCCCTGGAGGGGGTGGTGCTTCTGGAGTAACACACAATGAAACATGTTATTGTGGAGCAAAAGGAATGGGCGGATTAGTAACAGTTTACTACACTGCAACATAAGGAGAATATAGTAGTATGTCAACATTAAGAGATTTTTTATTCGGTTATGACGATCCTAAATCAGTTCCACAGGAACTGGCAGTCTATGCCACAAATACTACAACACCAAACAACGGCGGAAAATGTTGTTTGTGGACAGTGCCAGCAGGTGTAGCGTATGCAACGTTTGAAATTTGGGGCGGTGGTGCCGCAGGTGACGGCGGTTGTTGTTGCCAAATGGGATATCCATCAACAGGTGGAAGTTATGGACAAAAGTCGTCAGAAGTAGAACCAGGACAACAATTAACAATTTGTGCGGCAGGTTCAACTTGCTGTAGACAAAAAGGAAACTGTCAACAAGGTTGTGATTCATATGTATGTAGATCAGGTAACTGGTGTGCAAGAGCATGTGGAGGAAGAGTTATGCGTACAGAATGTTTCATGTACAGAACATGTTATTCATGTTGTAGAATGAGATACTGTGTACACGGACACTCAGGAATGGACTTTGGAATTGGAGTTACAAATTCAACTGCACAATTAAGTCAATACTGCCATGATAGAGGTAACATGATGGTTGCTGATACATATGGTAGAGGTGGATTTAGAAACGGACCAAACGGATGTTGTGCATGGGGCGGATCGCAAGGCTTTGGATTATTTCCAGGCGGTGGCGGTATGTCTGCACAAGCATACGGTGAAGGTTGTTGTTGCGGTTCACCAGGAGCAGGAGGCTTAGTTTACGTAGTTTACTACTAATAAGGAAAAAACATGGCAGATATTACACATACATTTAACTACGCTAAACCAGATGAATATTTGGGACAGTTTGATAATGAACAATTAGTAGGTACGCACACGTACGAAGGCCCAGAAACAATGTGGGTATTCATTGATAAAGCAACAAACAAGATTGCACCAGCAGGATACATGGACGAAGAAGATGGAAATGATTTTAATCCACCTGTAAACTTAAGAAAAGTTCTTGTAGACTGTAGAGAGTTTCCAATTATTTGCTCATTAATGGAAGCAGATCAAGATGATGAAGCACATGAAACAATAACAGAATCATTACCAAATGGTGTAGAGTATGTTACATATGCGGATCCAGATCCACATCACACATACGAAAAATTTGACATCGAATGTAATAGCAATGACGAATTTGTTAAAGTAGCAAGTAGCATAAAAGGTGGAAATCCACACTATCCTTGGAAACAACCACACATTACTTGGGCACACTTACGTAGACATAGATCTTCTTTATTAGTGTGGTCAGACGATAAAACAAGTGATGATATGCCATCAAGTTTAATCACTGCGTGGGCAAACTACAGACAAGAGTTAAGAGATATTCCAGTAAGTTTTGGAGATAGTTTTGCTGTTGATATTACTGCTGGTGGTTCTAATTATGAAGTAGGCGACAAAATTAAATTTGCAAAAGCAGACTTAGACGATTATATTATTGCTGATCATATTATTGCTACAGTAAAAACAGTTAACAGTGGTGCTATTACTGCTTTAACTTTAAGTAGTAACCAAGCAATCAACGATGGTAAAGATATTGTAGAAGGAAGAGCGGCAAAAGAATTTGCTGGTGCTACATTCACATACGAAGCAAAAGACGGCGGTGCTGATGCTGGTACAGGTGCTACATTTAAAGTTCACAAATGCCAACGTTATGCGGCTTGGAAAGTAGATGTTCCACGTTCGCCATGCGGTACTGCATAAGCCAAATCTCACACTAAGAGTTATACCCTATATGTAAATAATTGTATGAGTAATACAGTTAGATTTGCGGGTGCTCAAATACCTGTAACACAAGATCTTAATAAGAATAAAGATAGTATTCTAAAAGCAATTGACTGGGCCGCAGAAAATAACTGCGACTGGTTATTAACACCTGAAGGTTCTCTATCAGGTTACTTTCCAAACTTTGACATAGTATTAGAAAATGGCATGCCCGACTTAGCCAAAGCCGCATACGAAGTTATTTCATATGCAAATAAAAAAGGTATGGGTATTGCACTTGGTACGCTATGGGTTGATATTGAGCATCGAGGAAGTATTAGAAAAAATCAAATCAGGTATTATGATAAACAAGGCGAATTACTTGGAGCAACTAACAAGCAATATATTGTAGGTGGTGAAGATAGTCCACATCATAGTTGGGATCAAGTATTAGCAGATCCGCCAGGAACAACTAAAACACATTATCTTAATGGCGTAAGAACATGCGGAATGATATGTAATGATTTCTGGGGTAATGGATTTAGATTTAACGCACCAAGTTTACCGTTGATGGCAAGTATACATAGCGTAGAAGTTATATTACATGCTACAAATGGTGATAGAGGAAACAGTCAAGACAAGTTATGGATGGAATGGCATGATGTACACTTACGTATGATGAGTACACAATATGGAATTCCTGTTATAACTGTTGATAGTTGCTGTGATAAGTTTGGTGAAAGAGAAGACTTACCAACAAGTAGTCCAAGTGGAGTATTAGTAGACGGAGAATGGGTGGTACAAGTACCACGTACCGGACAACAACACTTCTATTGGGACTATGTCAAGAATGATGAACAACAACAAACTATACAATAAGTAATTGCATAAAGGAACTATAAAACATAATGTCAAACAAAAGAAACACAGCATTTTTTATTAACGGCGGAGCAGGCAGAGTTATTTGTTCAATCCCTGCTTTAGAACTCTATCACGAAGAAAATCCAGATGATGATTTTATCATTGTATGCGAAGGCGGCATGGATTTTTATAAAGGACATCCTGTACTACATAAAAAAGCATATGATGTTTTTCACAAAAACTTATTTGAAGATAAGTTAATTGATCGTGAACTTAAAACACCTGAACCATATAGAGTATGGGAATATTATAATCAAAAAGCATCGTTAGGTCAGTGCTATGACATTGAAATTAATAATAAAGGTGTAAGAGAATTACCAAGACCTAAACTTAAACTTAGTCAACAAGAAGCAATGTCTGGACTAAAGTTAATTGAAGAAGTAAAAGAAAAAACTAAAAAGAAAAAAGTAATAGTTTTCCAACCATTTGGTAGAGGAACAGTTAACGAAAACGGAATGATCGGTGATCCAAGCGGAAGAAGTTTTGATCCAGAAAACGTAGTTAACATTGTTAAGAAACTTTCAAAGGATTATGGTATAATCTTTATGAGTGAAATTGCTATTGAGTTTAACAAGCACGGTGTAAAAGAACCTGTTGCTATTCCACAAAACATTGATTTAAGATTCTGGTGTGGAATTATTCAAGCCGCAGATCACTTCTTAGGTTGTGATAGTGTAGGCGGACATATTGTTAATGCAATAGACGGTTCAGCAACTATTGTTGTTGGATCAACATTTAAAGAAAATATTTCTTATCCTGAGAATCCTAAGTTTGACATCCTTGATATGGGCGAAGGCGCAAGAGTTTATAGTCCTATTAGGATTACAATAGACGAATGGTCTGACAGAACTAATGAAGGTATTATGGCAATGAACGACACTATAGAAGATCTTGTTGTTAAGTCAGTCCATAGTATGATTAAAGATGGAAAACGAGTTGAAATCCCAGAAGCACCAGCAAAAGAAGAATAGGCTATTTGTATTTGGCTGTAGTTTCACAATGTATGCGTGGCCAACGTATGCTGACTTCTTAGGTTATGAATTCGATCATTATGAGAACTGGGGCTTTCCTGGTTTAGGCAATCGTGCTATTGCAGAACGTGTTGCAGAATGTCACGTAAAAAATAATTTCACAAAAGACGATACAGTAATTGTACAATGGAGTACACATACTCGTAACGATTGGCATACTTTTAGAACTGTAGAGTTTAAAGGTAAACGAGGAGATGCAATTAGAAACACTGACGAAATCGGTTGGAAAACTAAAGGAAGTATTTTTAATTACATGAACAGAGAAGTTTGCTATGATGATAATTGGATTAACACATTTTGGGACGAACATAGTTATTTTATGCATGGACAAAATCATATTGTTTTAACTCAAGGATTATTAGAAAGCACAGGTTGTACATATCGTATGACAAGTATTGGAAATATGAATAAGTTAGGTACTGATATGCCTAATATAAATGACTTCGGTGAAACACCAACTGATACTGCTGACGTATATAAAGAAAGACCTGAATTAAAAGTTTACGAAAACATTGACAAAACAAAATGGTTACAACCATTAGGATTGTTTAGTTGGGAGCGTAAAGAAAAACATTACACTTTTTATGATCCAGAATCAAAAGAAGATTGGATGGAACCACACCCAAGTCATTGGCAACATTACGACTATCTTAACGAAGTAGTGCGTCCAAGTTTGGGTCTTAAAAGCAAAAATAACGATAAACAACATAGTACAGTTGAACTATTAGATAAACTAAAAGATGAAAATCACGACCTTTTAAGTTTCGAAGAAGGCATTTTAAAAGAAGTTGTTGATTATAATCATATTGGATACGTAGGATTTTAAATGAAGAAACCAACATTATGGATAGCAGGAATAGCAAGAGGACATAACGGCGGAGTATGTTTACTTAAAGACGGTGAAGTAGTATTTTCTATTGAAGAAGAACGTTTAAGTAGACACAAATATGATGGCGGTCCTTACGCATCAATGATGAAAATTCTTGAATATACAGACAAGTTAGATTATGTTTGTATTGCACACACACAAAGTTTAGAAGCAACAGCAGGACAAGTTGACTTTACCGGCGACGATGTGTATACTGGTATTTGTCGTAAGTTGGGTCTTATTGATAGAGATCCTAAGTTGTTACCGAAACATCCTCAAGTACTTGATCTAAGTTATTTCCATCATAAATTACATGCAGGATTAAGTTTTTATAATTCAGGATTTGAAACTGCAACAGCAGTTATTGTTGACGGAGCAGGAACTTTCTTTAATGCAAACTTAGGTGGTGATCCTAATAATCCTACTACACTTTGGGAAACAGAAAGTATTTACACTTGTGAATATCCGGCTACAATTAAAACAGTTTACAAACACTTAGGAACTTATGGACCTATTGTTGGTGCTGAGTATCCTGAATTTAGTGCAGAATTTTTTGGCGAAGGTGATAGAGAAGGTAAAGGTACAGTACCTGAAGTTGTTATTAGTGAGACAGCAGGAATTGTAAAAACATATGAAGCAGTAACAGAATATTGTGGATTTAGTTTTATTGAAGCAGGCAAAACTATGGGACTATTTCCATATGGTAAACCAAACGAAAACATTCCTAAATTGTTTACAGAAGATTTAACAAATCCGTTATCAAATAGAAATGTAATTATTCCAACTTATCCAAACGGTGCATATGTTAATAAAAACTTTATTGAAGAAACAAGAGACCGTGTTGATCAAGACGAAGATCGTACAAAATTAGATAACAGAAGAGATATGGCGTATGCTGTGCAAACACAAACGCAAAAACAAGTTGCTGACTTAATTAGAAAAGCAGTTAAGATGACTGGCAACAAAAACATTGTTCTTAGTGGTGGTTATGGATTAAACTGTGTTGCAAATTATTGGTACTTAGAAGAACTAAAAGACGAAGGCATTAATTTATATGTTGAGCCTGTTAGTAATGACGCTGGTACAGCAATGGGTGCGGCAATGATTCAGCATAGACTTATTACAAATGACAGCAGTATACACGAAGCAGTTGATACATTATACAACGGACCACAATATAATTACAGTAATGACGAAATTAATAGTATAGCAAAGAAGCATGAAGCAGAAGTTTTTGATACTTCAAACGGATATGTTGTTGATTTAATTTCTGATAAGAATATTGTTGCAGTATTCCAAGGACGTAGTGAAAACGGTCCTCGTGCATTAGGTAATAGAAGTTTCTTATATGATCCAACAGATCCAGACGGTAAGGATCATGTAAACAAAGTAAAACGCAGAGAGTATTTCAGACCATTTGCTGGAACTATTCTTGAAGAAGATGTACATGAATGGTTTGATTTACGTGGTATGAACAGTTCACCTACAATGATGTATGCTGTAAACTGTCAACCAGGTATTGAAGAAAAGATCCCTGCAATTATTCACGTAGATGGTACATGTAGAATTCAAACAGTTAATGAAAAACAGAACAAAAACTACTATGATTTGATCAAAGCATTTAAGGAAAAAACAGGCGTTCCTATGGTGTTTAACACTTCATTCAATTTAGGTGGTGATCCGTTAGTTGAAACATTAGACGATGCTGTGCGTACCCTTGCAAAGAGTGACGTAGAATACTTATATTTGCCTGAATACTCTAAACTTATTACAGTCAAAAATTAAATCTTCTTAAGCGATAAATATACTAAAGAGGACTATTATGTTTGATATTGGTAAATTTTTCGGTAAAGGCTTAAAGAACACAGTACTAATGAAAAACGGTACTAATTTAAGTTATCACGGACCGTGGAAAAAAATAACAGAAGATACGTTGATCGATCGTTGGTTAGTGGGCGACTTTTGCGCCGCTGAATATACTATTGTTGCTGATCTTGGAACTTTTCAAAAAGAAATCATTAAATGTTTAGTAGTTGCTGGTCCAAGTACAGCAGAATTAGTTATATATGGACGTAGTAACTTAGGCAATCAGATTATTGATTTGAGTGCTACAGTTAATGACAGTTATGTGAATATTATTTGTAACGCAAAACCACTTGATGATTCTGCTCCAGGACGTGGAGCAAAAGTTGTGTTTAGTGCAAACTATTATCAGACACAAAATGTATTGGTACCTGCATAATGAGGAGTATATAATATGGCTGTAAGTTACATACCATTTGAAGCAGAACACGGATTTTCAAGTCCAGGCTTTTCTGTTGATGCTGAAGGTAATGTTACACTAAAAAGTCTAACATATTCTGTTGTAGAAGAAGAAATTGTTGATAATAGATTCTATATGAGACAGTCAGGTGAAGGCACTGGATCAAACTTTATCGAGAACACAACATACTCAACAGGTACAGAAATTAATTTAGAAAATCCATCATTCAGTTTTATTAGAGGCGCTGAGTATTCATTTAGTTTAGCGAACTTTCCTTACTTAACTTGGAATATTTTTTATGCTGATCCGGCAGGAATCTCAGCAACACAAATTTCTGGTACACCTGTTATATTTTATAACGAGGGATTATCATATAAAGAAACAGCAGACTCAACAGCAGTAGACGGTGTTAACGCACAAGGTAAAACAACAGGAATTGTAACATTTAAAGTTCCAGCACTTGCACCTGATACACTTTATTACGCTACAGGAGACGGTACTGTTTACGGAACAATTACAACTGCTGACCCAACAATCACAGGTGTTGGTGCATTTAGTAGTTTAAATGTTATCGGTGATGCTACATTCACAGGACAAGATGCAGAAATTCAAATTTCTCCACAAGGAGAATACAGCACAGTAATAATAAATCCAACAGGCGAAGGTACTATGAGTAACATGTATGTAAATGCATTAACTTTAAGTGCTACAGATACAGTAAATTTAAGTCCTGTGGATAAGAATGTTACAATAAGTCCAAGTGGTACTGGACAGTTAGTTGTAAACACCGGTGTTGCAGGAACAATAAATAACATGTCGATAGGACAAACTACTGCAAGAGACGGTTCGTTCTTAGCATTGAATGCATCAAATGGGTTAAATAGTACTGTGATAGGCAATACAAATCCAACAAGTGCAACGTTTACCACAGCAATAGGACAAAATAGACCAGTGACGCAACAAGAACTAACAAACAAAGCATACGTAGATAGTACAGCAACAGCGTTGGCTATTGCATTAGGAGTTTAAACTAAATGGCAAAACAAAAAGTTAATGATTATATTTTCCATACAGGAATTCCTTACAGTGGAAACTATCATCCGAGTGCTTACTTCTTAATTCAACAAAACGTTGAGTTTCTAAAAGACGAAACTCGTGCTTGGATTAACGATGCAATTACAAGACATGTAACAGCAGGAATACATACTCCGACAGGCGCAGAGTATACACCTACAACAGGTGTAATGACACTTACTATTAACAGTCATCCATACGAAGTAGGCGACTATATTAAGTTTGAAACAGGTGCACTTACTTTTAGATGTGCCCAAGATGGTTACACAACAGATCATGCATATCCAAGAGCAAGTGGTGCTCCAAACGCCACAGGTACAGATCCTAAGTTTGGTGATATTGTTAGAGTTGATGCTGTTCCAGATGCAAATACAATCACAGTTAATGTAGGTATTAGTTCAAATACTACAGACCACACATTCCAAAGTGCATTAGCAGATGGTACAAAGAGTGTAATGTACGGTTATGTAAATGATAGTAGCGATAAGTGTGAAAGAGATATGGGTTTCAACCTTATTGGTGGTGATCCTAATAATCCAGTAAAAGATCAACCAGGTGGGTTATTACACGATTTAAGATATAACGGTAACGAACAAGCACGTTACCTTGCTTCAACATATTGGGACGGAGCATTACCCCAAATTGACGGCGACAGACTGCCAGAGAAAGCGGCAAAGGCAAAGTGTGTTGACATTATTAATAATTATATTATAACAAATACAGCATACACAACTAAACAATCACCAATAGATACTACACAAACTATAAACGAAGAATACATTGCAGAAGCAACAGCACCTGCACAAATTAAGAAAGTACTTGTTGATACTATTGGTAATGTTATTGTTAATGGTTTAGATGCAATGCCTGATTTTCACAGAGCAGAAATTAGTAGAGCAATTTTTCCAACAAAAGTTACACAAGACAATATATTATTAATTACTGATACATCAGTAAACGAAGTTTTATTTAATTTTAGTGATCCTAATAAAGGCGCTGACGTAAAATATACTTATGATTCTGTAGAATTTACACCTACGTATTTTTACTTTCAAAAGTTTCTTGAAACAACAGATACAATTACACAAGTATTATTTAATACTGATACAACTAACGAAGAATTTCTTACAGCCTCAAGAGCATTAATTTCAAATAACAAAGAATTTATTAAAGATGAAGTACGTGCTTGGATTGCTGATCAAGTTGCAACTGCTGAGAACGGTTCATTGTGGTACAATTATACTTACAATGCGTCCAAGTGTGAAAGAGATACTGCTTTTAATATTGATGCTATCCTTGCTGATATGCAATATGGTGGTAATTCTAATGTAAGATCAACAGCATCAAAATATTGGAAAGGTCCTACTCCACAGATTGATGGAACACGTGAGCAAGAGATTCTTGCTAAGACCTTTATGCGTGATCTTATTAACAACTACATCTTAACTAAAGTAGGATACACAACAAAACAAAGTCCAGCAGTAACTACACAATACTTTTTAGGCGATACTGCTGAATTAGGAACAAGCGGTAGAGTAAATGACTTAGTAGCAATTATTACTAACGTTATTACTAACGGATTAGGAGATCTTCCAGCAGAAGATAAAGTTACTGTATGGTCAGATACAGATAAATTACAAATTTTTATTGATCAGGGTGACTTAAAAGTTAGACCATATGACTTTGGTACTGACGCTATTGAAAGACACAGAGTTGCAAACGCTCTATCAATGCTTGACGCTGACTTTGAGTATGGACTACAGCCTACCAAGTGGCAAGCGATTGGTACAATGCGTGGATATCCGTCAACATACGAAGTACCAGGAACTGATACAGGTGTTGCGGCTGTTAGTACTGATGCATCATCAGGCAGTAGCGGAGTTGGTCAATCCTTAATTACTGTAACAACAACTGCACCGCATGGATTTGAAGAAGGTAATCCAATTACTATTAGAGGTTTAGCAGGAGAAGTTCAAGGTAACGGTCGTGCTGAAGGTACATTTATTATTAATAGTGTTGTTGATAACACAAGTTTTACATATTACGCAAAGGCTAAAGTTGGTACATCAGCAGGCACATCACTTGTAACGTTCTACACAATTTTAAGACAAGCGGCATTTTACACAGGTGCAAGTATTCAAGGTGACACTCCAACGTTTGAAGTTACTACACAAGGTTCATCAGGATCATTTACTATGCCATTGGCGGCGGCAAATGGCGCAGACAGAATTACATTTACTGGTGCAGTACCGGCACTTGGTGCTCCACTTGTAGCAGTACCGGGCGGTATACCATTAGGTGCTCAGGTTACTGGTGTAACAGGTGCAGGAGCAATTATTGATACACCTGTATTAACATCAGATGCCGCACAAGGGTCGACAACAATTACAGTTGAAGATGCCACAGCAGTTGAAGTTGGTGCTGGTCTTGACAGAGGTGATGGTACAGCAACTTTCGTAACAAATGTTGCAGGTAATGACTTAACATTATCAGAAGGAACAACAAGAATTCTTATTGGTAACACAGTAAACTATGTAGGAGTTACTGGTAATAATGATAGTTCAATTGGTAACGGTGCAAGTTTTGATGTTACAAGAACAAACGGTACATATGCAACTGTACTAAACGCTCAAGGTACAGATTATAAAGTTGGCGATAGAATTAAAATTGGCGGACAACAACTTGGCGGTAGTGACGGAACTAACGACTTAACACTGCTTATTGATACTGTTGACACTCTTGGAGAAGTATTAACATTTACAGAATCAGGTACAGGTTTTGACGGTAATGGTACATTCTTTGGACAAGAAGGTAATTTAGCAGGTGGTGTTGGTAGTGATGGTAACTTTGATGTATCATACACTAACAACGCTTATACAGTTTCAATGGCATCACCAGATACATCAACAGGTTATACAGTTGGTGATAAAATTAAAATTAGTGGTTTTGACTTAGGCGGTGCTGATAGTGTAAACGATGCAATTATGACAGTGTCTGGAATTGGTGCAGGGGGTTCAATTACTTCTGTAACTACAACAGGTACAGCAGTTGACGCAGACGTAAGTTACAGTTCACCTCCAATGACAGCCACAACATCAAACGGTGTTGATGCTCAATTTAACGTACAAAGAATTGGTACAGTTTATTCAATTAACACTACTAACGCAGGTACTGGTTACTTGGCATCAGAATCATTTGTAATACTTGGTTCGGACTTAGGTGGTACTGACGGTGTAAACAATTTAACAATTACAATTTCAACAGTTGATGTTAACGGTTCTATTACAGGAACAAGTATTTCAGGTACAGCAGTTAATACTAAAGATTATCCTAACGTAACTACTATTTCAAGAATTGTAGGTAACGGTGTACAGTTCCAAGTTGGACTATCAGGAGGAAACTACACAGTTAGTATTGATAGTGCAGGATTTAATTACGGTGTTGATCAAGAGATTACAATTATAGGAACAAATTTAAGTGGTGCTACTCCTACAAACGATTTAGTAATTACTGTTACAAGTGTTGACTCAGGTGGAGGAATCACAGGAGTTTCATTTACTGGTACAGGTGCTACAGGAAGTGGCAGTGTAACAGCAATCCAAGGTAATAACGAAAATAATTCAGGGTCGGGAGCAATCTTTACAGTTACAAGAAGTGGCAGTGCATACAGTCTTGTTGTTGCAACTGATGACGGTTCCAGTTATGAAGTAGGTAATAGAATTATTATTCCAGGTGATCAACTTGGTGGTGCTACTCCTACAAACGATTTAACATTACGTTGTACACAAGAATCAACAGAAGGTAACTTTGTTGGGGTTAACGTTAGCGGTACAGCAGTTGCAGGTGAAACATTAAACACTTACAGTTCTGTTACAATGTCAGAAGAAACAACAGCACCTATTGCAGGCTCAAGTGTTGTTACTTACAGTGCATTAGCAAGTATTAGAATTACATTCCAAACACCACATGGACTTGTTCCAGGTAACTCTTTTGCAGTTACAACAACATCAAGTGATGGTACTAACAATCATGAACTTGCATCAGGACCATTTAGTGCTACGGCAGTTCCAACTTTAACACAACTTGAATACCAATGTAGATCACCAGGAAACATTGATACAGGTACTAACAATGATGAACCTATTATTGGTAACGTTTATCCAAGACCAGATTCGTTCTTTATACACAGACCATATGATGGTGGTGTGCAGTTAGGAACAGGTGGACCACAACACGGATCACAAGCAATTAGACAGAGTAAAAAGTATATTAGATACCAGTCAGGTAAAGGTATTATGTATACAACGGGTGCATTGTTTGCTCCAAGTTATAATATTCTTAATATTACAGCGGCAAGTACTGCTGTTGGTGCAATTATTACAGTAACTACAGATGAAACAGAACACGGATTACAAATTGGTGGAATAGTTAAACTTATTGGTGTTAAAACTGTAGGTTATAATGGCACATACACAGTTACAGATATCAACGATGAAAATACATTTGAAGTCGTTGCATCAGGTGCATTAGGAAGTACAACACCAGAACTTACATCAGAATGTCAAGTATCGGTTAATAAGTTCCACGGTGCAACTGTACGTTCAGGAGCATTTGATGATCAGAACGGTATTTTCTTTGAATATGATGGAACACAATTTAGTGCTGTACAAAGAACTGCAACATTACAGTTAGCAGGTACAGTTAATATTAATGTTGACTCAAATACATGTAATGGTACTAACACAAGATTTAGAGAACAATTAAAAGCAGGTGATAGAATTGTGTTAAAAGGTATGACACACGTTGTATCACAGGTTGTTGATAATACAACAATGTATCTAACACCAGACTTTAGAGGTGTTACTGATGTACAAGCAAGTAAGATTTGTTTAGTTAAAGATAAGAAAACAGAACAGAAAGATTTTAACAGAGATAGAATGGACGGTACTGGTCCAAGTGGATACAACTTAGATATATCAAAAATGCAGATGGTAGGTATACAGTATTCATGGTATGGTGCTGGTTTTATTGACTACATGCTACGTGGCTCTGATGGTAACTTTGTATTCTGTCACAGAATGCGTAACAGTAACGTTAACACAGAAGCATTTATGAGAACAGGTAACATGCCTGTACGTTATGAAATTACAAACGAAGGTCCAAGTGGTAAATTAGCAAGTAATATTACAGATTCACAAACTGTTATACCATTACAAGATGCTTCGTTCTTCCCACCCGAAGGTGGAATTGTTTACATTGACGCTGAGATGATACGTTTCACAGGTGTTGATGGTAAAAACTTAACAGGTTGTACAAGAAGTTCACCGATGACAAACTTTGCATCAGGCGCAACAAGAACATACACTGGTGGCGCGGCGGCAACACACGATAGAAACACAGGAGTTGTGTTAGTAAGTAATACAATTAGTCCAAACATATCACACTGGGGATCAGCGTTTATTACAGACGGTGGATTTGACAGTGATAGAGGATACTTGTTCAGTTACAAAGCGACAGGTGTTAGTATTAGTACTACAAGATATACATCTTTCTTGATTAGATTGGCTCCAAGTGTTAGTAACGCACTTGTAGGTGACTTAGGAGAAAGAGAACTTCTAAACAGAGCACAGTTGCTACTTGAAGGACTTGAGGTTACAACGGATCAACCAGCCGGGGGTGATACAGGTGGTATTGTTATTGAAGGTGTGCTTAACCCACAAAACTATCCACTGAATCCAAATG